ATATTACGAACACATCAGGAAGAACTGCAACAAGCGTTAATTTTGAATTTATGGCTTTATATGGCGGTGCCAATATCACTTATGCGTTTTAATTTTTAACCAAAGGAAAAATCATGACAACAATCGCATGGACAATTGACTGGATGGATGCAAGTACACAAACCATTAATGGTCATTCAGAAGTAGTATTAACAGCAGGATGGAGATGCACAGGTACAGAATCAAATACAGCAACTCCACCTGTAGAATTTACAAACAGCGTATATGGGACTTGTACATTCCCTGAGCCAGCAGAAGGTGGTTCATTTACACCTTACAATCAATTAACACAATCACAGGTTGTTGGATGGTGTTGGTCAAACGGCATTAATCAAGAAGCTACTGAAGCTGCTGTAAATACAAATTTAAACAATTTAATTAATCCAACAGTAACACAGCCACCGTTACCTTGGGTTCAGTCTTAATTTTAGGGTAAGCCATCAGCCCTTTTTTGATGGCAATTTTTTAGGATATTAAAAAATGGAAAAAATAGCATTAACAACTGATTTAATTAACGGTATTCTTCAGTATCTTGGTTCTAGACCTTTTGTTGAAGTTGCGGGATTAATTAATGAGATTCAAAAACAAGCAGGTGAACAAGGTGCACAACCTGTAGAAGCACCAACACCTGTAGAAGCACCAACCACAACTCAATAAGGAGTGTTTATGGACTTACTAAAGAAAATTGAAGAAACTGCAGAAAAAGTGATTGATGAAGTGAAATCAGCACTTGGTTACAACACAGATCATGGTGACATTACTCGTGTAAAAGTAGATGATACACCAGCAGTTGTTGTGCCTCCTACAGTTGAAACAACTACTGAAGAAGCAAAGTAATGGATATGGAAACAGTCATTGCAGAAACAGATAAGCGTTTGTCTGTACATGAAGCAGTTTGTGCAGAGCGCTACGAAGGTATACTAGATTCTTTTGCTAAAGGATCTAAGCGCATGGAACGTATTGAATATCTTCTTTATGCAGTGATTGTTTCAATCTTTTTTGGTAAAGACTTTTTAATTGACACGGTGAAGCACTTAGTGAAATGAAATGCCAGACATTAATCCAATTGCCGAAGGGGCAAAATCTTTAGCAAATAGCTTAGAACAAAGTCGTGAGGCTGGCAAGAAGTTAACTAAAAGTATTGAGAATATTCAACGTGACGGTACAGAAGTAGCATTACAGGAATTAGAAGCAAGAAAGAAGCACAAGATTCACGAAGAAGCAATGGAAAACTCGATGATCTATCGAGCTATCCAAGAGTATCAGAATCAAAGTGCAATTATTCAGGCTGAAAACGAGGCTGAAAAAGAATTTAAAGCCAAGTATGGTGCTAAAGAGTGGTCAAAAGTATTAGAGTTAAAAGCAGTAGTAGAGAAAGAGCACCAAGAAAGTAAAAAGTATTACGGGCATAAACTTGAAGATGTAAGGCGAGTGCAGTTTTATTGTTGGTTTGCAGCATTCATTATTACTTGTTTGCTGTATTACTTTAATCTTGTATGAGCTGGGTTAAGTATTGGTTTGCGGTGTTTTTAGTTGAATTAGCTATTTGGTCTTATGTTATTTATTTACATTTTGAGATTAAAGAACTAGAAAAAATAAGATTACCAAAACCAAAGTTTGACAAAGAACACAAGGTTATTGTAAGAACGAAAAAGGACATTGTGCGTGGATGATGAATTGTTTAAATGGTGGACAATGTTTGCATTGATTTGTATGATGTTAATTATTTTGCTAAAGGATTAATATGGCTTTAGACCCAATTTCAGCGGCATTAGATTTAGGTAATACTTTAATTACTAGAATTTTTCCAGATCCAGCGCAAGCCGCAAACGCTAAGTTAGAGTTGTTAAAGTTACAACAGTCAGGCGATTTGGCTACTATGACCGCACAAACTGACATTAACAAAGAGGAAGCTAAAAGTGCATCAATATTTGTATCGGGCTGGAGACCAGCAATCGGGTGGGTATGCGCGTTGGCACTGTTCTACCAATATTTATTAAAACCGCTATCCATAGGCATACTACCTACTTTTGGTATTACTGCTCCGCCATTACCCGGACTTGACGATAATTTATGGCAGCTTATGATGGGCATGCTAGGTATGGGTGGATTAAGAACATTTGAAAAGGTGCAAGGAGTAGCAAGTAAATGAACACTAAAGATCACGTTATGTTAATTGCATCATGGTCATTAGTAGCAGTTGTAGTTGCTATGATACTGATGTTTATGTATGCTATATTAGATCCAGCAGTTGATGACACAAAAGTATTTGAGATTATTGGTCCAGCATTTCAAACTATTGTCGGTGGTTTTATAGGCTTAATTACAGGTATTAAGATTGGAGAAAAAGATGAAGGATAACTATCAAGCAGCTCTTAACCACGTACTAAAGAGCGAAGGAGGCTGGTCAGACAATCCAGCTGATCCAGGAGGCGCTACTATGAAAGGTATTACTTTAAATGTTTATCGTGGTTGGAAACGTAACCAACATGCTACTAAAGATGAACTAAGAGCTATTCCTGATCAAGAAGTACATGATTTATATAAACAACTTTATTGGGATAAGATACATGGTGATGACCTTCCTGCTGGCATCGATTATGCCGTATTTGATAGTGCTGTTAACATGGGGGTGGGCAGAGCTTCCAAACTCATACAAGAGGCAGCTGGAGTTACTTCGGATGGCGTGTTGGGACCAGCGAGCTTATCGGCTATTCAAAAGGCTGATACAAAAGAATTGATTGAAAAATTTAGTCATTTAAAAGAAAGTTTTTATAGATCGTTAGCAACTTTTCAGACGTTCGGTAAAGGATGGCTTAATCGTGTTGCTGAAGTAAAAACTATTTCAGAAAATATGGTTGTATAAGTAAGAAATATATTAAAATCAATAAAACTGTTTGGGAAAAATGGTTGGCATGATGAACTAGGATAAATTATGGCGACTCAAACCACACCGTCAAACACTAATGCAGCAGCGATGACTTATAATTCGCTGATCTTGGATGTTCAGCAATATTTAGAACGTAATGATAGTGCTGTCACTAATCAAATTCCTGAATTTATTATGCTTGCTGAGTTTGAAATTGCTCAGCAGATTAAGACATTAGGTCAATTACAAGTAGCAGAGTCTACTATGACTGCAACTAATCCTGTTATTCCTAAACCTGCAAGATGGCGTAAAACAGTTAGTATGAACTTAACTAGTAGTGGTCAGATTCAGCCTGTTTTCTTACGTAAATATGAATACTTAAGACAATACAGCCCTAGTTCTACTGCTACAGGAACTCCTCTTTATTTTGCGGATTACAACTATGATAATTGGATCGTGGCTCCTACACCTGATCAAAACTATCCATTTGAAGTCTTGTACTATGAAAGGCTTGCTCCATTGTCTAATGATAATCAAACTAATTGGTTAACACAGAATGCACCAAATGCTATGCTGTTTGGCACTTTGCTTCAAGCTATTTTATTTGTAAAAAATGATCAACGACAAATATTTGAACAAAAGTATCAAGAAGCAATGCAAGTTCTCAAACAAGAAGATCAATTACGTCTTGCCGATAGACAAGCGATTGCTATTGAAAGCTAATTATGACTACATCTAATCCTACCTATACCAGTCCATTTACAGGCCAAACTGTATCTCCAAGTGCTGTCTCATATGAGTCGATTACTTTAAGCGCAAACACGACTTTACAATGGTCTATTAATGGTAACAATCAAAATCAAGTTACTGCCAATATTATTGAAGTATCGGCAACTACTGGTGGATTAACACTTTACATGCCACCGGCAACTCAAGTGTCTACCGGTCAGGCAATGATCGTTAGAAATATTGGATCAAATACTTTTACTATTGCATCTAATAATAGTACAGCATCACCTCCAAGCGCTACCATCGTATCAGCAACTGCTGGTGTTGCTTATTATATTTATGTGACTGATAACACGACTATTCCTGGTACTTGGGCAACGGTGACGTTTGGTGCAGGAACATCTGCTGCTAATGCAGCAACTTTAGCCGGCTATGGATTAACTGCAATAGGCGCAACTCTTAATCAGCAAACCACACCACAAAGTCTAAGCTCTAATTACACTATTCAGACGTCAGCAAGAGCGCAAATTAATGTATGGACAGGCGGGGCAGGCACGTTAACTCTACCTTCTGCATCGACCGTAGGTTCAGGTTGGTTCACTATTTTTAAGAATGATGGAACAGGAATATTAACATTAACTCCGAACGGTACAGATACAATAGACGGTAATGCAAACCAACAATTACAGTTATCGGAGTCCATCGTATTAGTGTCTTATGGCACAAGCTGGTATTCTTATGCTTATGGTCGTTCAAATACTTTTGCATATACTCAATTTTCTCAGGTAGTCACAGGCGGCACATTTACTTTGTCTGCAACACAAGCCAATAACACAATACAAACATATAGTGGCACACTAACAAGCAATCAGATTGTGGTTGTCCCTTCTACAGTGCAACTATATACTTTTACAAATAATACAACAGGCTCGTATAATTTTACTGTAGAAACGACCTCTGCAGGTTCAGGAGCAGCAACAGTCACTGTTCCTCAAGGTTCATCACTTGTTTTAATTTGCGACGGTACAAACGTTTACAATGCTGCTTCAGGGTCGTCTTCAAATATTACGTCTCTAACACTAGGCAATGGTTCACTTGCTGTACCATCACTTAAATTTCAAGGTGACTTAAACACAGGATTATACTTACCTGCATCTCAAGAACTAGGTTTTGTGGTGAACAATGCTTTAGCAGGGTATTTTAATACTACTGGATTCTTTGCGCTTGGCGGTATTTACGGAGGTGGATTTTGACCACTAATGTAATTTCTTTAATTGTAACACCTGGAATACAAAGAGACGGAACTCAATTCTCTTCTACAAAGTATGTAGATGGAATGTGGGTTAGATTTCAAAGAGGTTTGCCTCGTAAAATAGGTGGGTTTGTAGGCGCATTTCAAAATGTGCCTGAGATTAGTCGTGGTATGGTTAATCAATCCTCTGCAGGGTTGAACTATGTGTATAGTGGTGGAGCAACAAAGTTAGTCGCATATCAAACCGGAAATGAAGACGGCGTGGGGTTTGGTCCGACCGACATTACTTTAAATAACTTTTCTTCAAATGCAAATAATCTTTGGCAATTTGATATTGGATTTGACCCTAATGGTACAGGGAATCTTAATTTAATTGCGCATCCAGGACAAAATTTAAGTGCTATTGATAGCACGGTCAATACACCAGTATTACTAGGGCAATTTCCTTACGGCACTTTAAGCAAAGTAGGAACATTTACCGTTACAGCAAATATCACAAATGCAACAACGATTGTGATTAACTCTGCAAATTATAAGATTGCTAATGGTCAGTTAGTGACTGCATCTGGCGGAATTATTCCGTCTAACTGTTTAGTGATCTCTGCAAGTGTTGCAAGTAATGTAACAACTGTAACAACAACAGGCGGAATGACAGTAACTTCTAATGCTTCAATTACTTTTGATAATCAATTAGCTGTATCAGGTGGGGCATGTATGCTCTATCCTTACTTATTCATTTATGGCAATAACGGACTAATACAAAATTCATCAGCAGGAGATTTTACAAATTGGGTAAGTTCTGATTCGAATGCCAATAATATATCTTCTACAAAAGTAGTTAAAGGCTTGCCATTAAGAGGTGGTACAACTTCCCCTGCCGGATTATTTTGGTCACTTGACCAATTAACAAGAGTGACTTATGCTCCACAAACAGTAGGCTCATCAACTCTATATTGGCGGTATGATATTATTTCTACTCAGACATCCATTATGTCATCAAGTTGTGTCATTGAGTATGATGGTATCTATTATTGGATTGGAGTAGATAGATTCTTAATGTACAATGGAGTAGTACAGGAAATACCAAATGGCGTCAATCAAAACTACTTCTTTGACAATTTAAATTTTGTTCAACGACAAAAAGTATGGGTTTCTAAAGTTCCTCGTTTTGGTGAGATATGGTGGTTTTACCCATCAGGTTCATCAACTGAATGTAACAATGCGATTATTTACAATGTGCGAGAACAAACTTGGTATGATGCTGGGTTTGCTGTTGGTGCTAATCGCTCGGCAGGCACATTTTCAGAAGTATTTAAGTATCCGATTTGGGCAGATTCACAAGTTTATAGCAACAATAAATACACGCTTTGGCAACATGAAACAGGCACCAATCAAATTTATGCAAAAAATGTAGATGCAATTCAGTCCTATTTTGAAACACCGCACTTAGGCAATTTAACAGGAAGTGTCGGCTCAACACAAGGCGCTGGATTGAATGTATGGACAAGGCTAGAAAGAGTTGAGCCTGATTTTGTTCAAAGTGGCAGTATGAATCTTTATGTGAAAGGTAAAGGCTATGCTGATGACGTAAATGTCACCAGCCAATTATCTCCTTATGTATATGACTCAAGTACACTTAAAATTGACATGAAAGAACAGTATCGTGAAATGAGATTACGCTTCGAAAGTAATACTTTTGACGGGGACTATCAAATGGGTAATATAGTGCTTAGTGTTGACATTGGCGATGTTCGTGGAACTGGTAATCCATAATGACAACAACATTTGATCCTAGAAATCTGACTTGGGACTATTGGTGCGCATCCATGGCACAACAATTTGCTTCCAATCAGTTAGGTACTGTTCCTGAAGATAAGTGGCGTGATTGGGCTTCAGGCATGCAAGGAATAGGGTATTTTGTACAGAATGGTGTACCTGACCATAGGGGATTTAAAACGTGGCAAGATTGGGCAAGTCAGCTTGTTGGGATTATGAACATTATTAATACGAATGCGAATTATTGATATGACACCAAGTGAAATTATTGCTAATAGCGTACACAGCCAAGACCCAAAAACGGTGTTGTTAAAAATAAATGCTGCTGTTAAAACAGGGCATGCTGTTTTATTGCAAGAAAATAATTCTGTTCTGTTTTTATTTAGATTTGCTAAAGGTAAAGTAGAACTACACTTATATACTCAAGATACGCCATTAATATTGGCAAAATCATTGACAAAATTTATACAAAAAATAAGGCAATCCGACATTAAAGAAGTTTATGGAAAAGCAGAAAACCCACAAATATTGCGGTTCTTAAAAACTTTAGGCGTTGATGTGATGCCATCGGATAATCATAAATTTAATTGGATGGCTAAAGTATGAAATATAGTCACTTTTCATTTTTACCTATTGATGCTTTTCGCCCTATACTTGGTCGAATGCGCTTACACGGAGGTGGTGGCGATCCTGTTAGTGCTATTTCAGATTTTGTTTCAAATGCCGTTTCAGATGTAGTTCCAGAAGTAGAAGGACCTATACAACAAATTATAGAGCCAATAACTAATATTCCACAACAAATTGACCAACAAATAATACAACCAGTTAGTAATGAAGTTTCCAATGCAGCTCAAACTGTAGGCGATGTTGGTAATCAAATTGACCAATCAGTAAATAATGATATCCCAGGCGGTTGGGCTACCGTAGGCGCAGTTGCTGCTACTGTCGCTACCGCAGGGGCTGCTGGTGCATTTGATGCGGCTGCTGCAGAGGCTGATACTGCCGCCACGGCTGCAGATGTTGGTACTACTGCTGCGGATGTTGGGACTAGTGCAGCTGCCGACACTTTGCCAGCGGTTGATACAAGTGCTGTTGCAACCGATGCTGGCGCACAAACAGCAGCCCAAACTGGGTTAGATAATCTTGTAGCACAGCAAAATGATTTGTACCCTGCTGTAGGAAATACAATAGTAGGTTTACCTCAAGTAGGTAATGCAGCCCTATCAGGGGCGGCTAAAGGTGCGCTTACAAACGTCGCAATAGACGCTATAACAGGACAACCTATTACACCACAAGGATTATTAACATCCGCTGCTACAGGTGGTGCAGGTGGTGTTGCAGGAAATGTTGCAGGTCAACTAGGCGCAGGAACAGTAGGTTCAGGAGTAGCAGGCGGTACTGCAGGAGGAACAACAGGCGCATTATTAAATAATGGTAATGTTGGACAAGGGGCATTAACAGGAGCTTTAACAGGTGGCGTATCAGGCGCTACTAATCAATTACTAAGCGACCAATCAGCGCCTGTAACAGCAGCAGGGCAAAGTGTAGCCACTGGCTTAACCAACGTAGCTCTATCAGGAAACACCAATAACCTAGCCCAAAACTTAGTAGGGGGTGCTTTAGCAAGTGCAGGATTAACTTCAGGCGCTAATGCATTATTAAATCCATCAACTCCTGCTACATCAAATCCTGATGATGCATTTAACCAAGCATTAGTGAATGCTATGCAAAATCCAACCGATACATCACAAAATACAAGCGGTTTGGTTGCAGGTAGTGGAACAGGTATTCCAAGCGTATCAATCGGTAATGATGCACTTTCAAATACTCAAGAATTAACTCAAAAACAACAATATGAACAATTAATGCAAGAACCTGGAATGGATTCTGCAACAGCATCGGAATTGTCAGGTTATAACCCGTCTAATGACACAACTGTAGTTACACCAATAAGCGATGCAACAAATACAGCACCTTCATCATCTGTTACACCTACAACACCTACAGTTGACTTAACACCAATTAATAACCAATTAGCCTCATTAACAACCGACCAACAAGCACAAGCGCAGGCCCTGATTAATCAAGGGGCAACAACACAGCAAGCAATTGATGCCGTGCAAACTAATTTACAAGGTCAAATTGGTGGCTTGGGGACACAAGTTGGAAATCTAAACACAGGTTTATCAAGTGCAAATACAGGAATTGCCTCAAATACAAGTGCAATAAATAATTTAGGAACTACAGTAGAGCAAAACCAAGCTACAAACGAAGCTAACCAACAAGCAACTAACGATGCATTGTCTAGCTTAAGTTCAGCACAACAACAAGAAGTAGCAAACCAAGTTTCTATGGGTGTTAATTTAACCGCAGCTATTAATAATGTACAAAGCAGCACGAATCAACAGCTAGGCGCTTTGCAAACATCTTTAAAGAATCAGCAAATAGCAGCAGCAACACCAAGTTCTACAACATCATCAGGTGGAAGTATTCCTACTCCTATTTCTGGTCAATCATTAGCAGGTGCTCCCGTGTATAATACAAATACTCAACTACTACAGCAATTACAGCAACTAGACCCTAGTTTACTTGCAAAAATTGCACCACAACTCGTAAAACCCTCTGCTCAGTCTGGCGCATTAATGCAAAGTGGTCTATCAGCATTAAACCCTTCTTCTCAAACAACCAGTGGTCAGCAACAGTCCAACCCTTATGCTTCTCTTTTACAGACTATGCTATCAGACAAAGGCGGATCTAATCCAACGAACTCATTGCTGTCATCAGGGCTTGCATCATTAAGTGGCTCTGCACCAGGTTATAAAAAAGGTGGTAGGATTGAACATGATGATAGTAACTACGAGCACAAACCTGAGTTTATCACCGGTGCTACTGGTCACTATGTGAAAGGAAGAGGCGATGGGCAATCAGATGATATTCCTGCGATGCTGGCCGACGGTGAGTACGTATTTGATGCTGACACTGTGGCTGCCCTCGGAAATGGTAGTAGCGATGCTGGAGCAAAACTTCTTGACCACTTCAGAGAATCATTAAGAGCTCACAAAAGATCGGCTCCCAATGATAAAATACCGCCTAAGGCGTCACCGTTAATGTATATGAAAGAAGCCTTAAGAAAGCATAGTCATGGCACTTAGTCCCGCATCCGCATCGGCATCTGTAAACCCTAATCAGGCAACACCTGATGCCATGCCTACTTCTTTTCAACCACAGGGATATTCACAATCTGACTATCAAAACTTTTTATCTAGTTATCAAGCTCCTGTAAGTTTAGACGGTACACCTTCGAATATACCGCCTCCATCATACGACCAATGGTCACAAGGTATACAACAGTCTAATCAACAAATGGCTGACCCTGCTTATCAAAATTATTGGCAACAATGGCAACAAAATCATAATCCAAATTCAGGTTCTCCTATAACAGCGGACGAACCTATGTCATACGACCAATTTGAATCAAACAGCTCAGGATTAATAGCAGGAACACCTAGTCAAATAGGAAATACTTTATACCCACCTACGCCGTCAACATCAAGCCCAACAGGTTTTGTTGATTCTCAAGGCACACCTGTTACCCAAGCTGGCTATGCATATAACCCTAATGCACCACAAGTAGACCCTGGATTTATGATGACGCCAAATCCGCCTGTACAAAATATAACGCCTGAAACACCTATGATACAAGGACCAAATGGTGGGTGGATACCTGACCCAAACCCAACTGGTCCTGTAAATTACTCAAATTCACCTTCTTCAGGCGGATTATCTTCACTATTAAATACAGGTGCAGTAAATCAAACACAAGGAACATCTAATATGGCTACTAATCCGTTAAGTCAAATATCTGTTACACCGACTACTAATTCACCTGCTGTTCCTGACATTGGAGCGACTGCTGGTTCTCCGCAAGGCGGAAATCTTACACAAGGTTCAGCTCTACCGAATATAACAACCACTCAGCAACAAGCAACTGCTGCTCCTCAGTTCTATACCGATTATTTAAATCAGTTAGCACAGCAAGGCGGACAAGCAGCGCAAAATGCTCAGTATGTAGGAGCACAGCCTTTACAGCAACAAGCATTTAATCAAGCACAACAGAATGTAGGAAACTATCAGCCTACATTAAATAGTGCTATTAACTTAGCACAAGGCGTAGGTCAATCGAACATCGTTGATGCATTAGGAAATCTTAATCAGCAAAATATTGCGACTAACTTATCACCTCAGACAACCGCAGGCATTGTTGGGGCAGGTCAGTTTGGCTCAACAAGAGGTGCACAAGCACTAGGCCAAACAATCAATGCTGCTGATATAGCAACACAAGCTCAGCAAGCACAAGCTATGCAACAAGACTATGCCAACCAATTAGCAGCTGCAGGGCAGTTAGGAAACTTAGCAAGCCAACAACAGTCACTAGGTTTAGGTGATGTTAATGCACTTGCTACACTCGGCGGTCAGCAACAAACTATTGCTCAGAACCAACAGTTATTCCCTATGCAGCAATTAACCAATGAGTCTGCTCTCTTACGTGGCTATACCATGCCAACTAGCACAAGTTCTTCGTATACTGGTCCGATTCCTGGTGCTTATGCCGCATCGCCTTTACAGCAAATAGCAGGACTAGGGGCTCTTGCTGCTGGTGTAAGTAATACGCCATTAGGCTCTGCTATAGGCACAGGATTAAGTGGTCTAGGCACAAGTTTATCTGCAATGCTAGGGTTAAATAACACAGGTACAGGTGGGATTCCTGCATCGCAAAGCACAGGAGAAGGCACTTCAACACAACCACTATCAATGCCAGTTGACACAACAGGAGCTCCAGGCAGTACAGCAGTTGATTCAAGTGGAAATGCAATAGGTACTTATGATTCAAGTGGGGCTTATACTCCATATATTCAAAACTAAGGAATAAACATGGCACTACCTAACTACACTTCGAATGATCAAACAACCACTGAAGACACTTCACCTTCTAGCATTCTTACTAAGCAAAACCAAGCACTGAATGAGCTTGTTTCTTCATTAAACCAAAGACAGAACCCAAACTGGTTCTCAGTTGCAGGCGCACTTCTTAATCCAGGACGAACAGGTAGTGCAGGTGAAGCTCTTGGTAGTGCAGCTACTGAAGTTGGTAGACAACAAGAGCAGCAACAGCAACAAGCTCCTAATATTGCAATGATCAAAGCGCAATTGCTAGGTCAGCAGTATCAAATGGGACTTAAACAGCAAGGTATGAACCTTCTTAGCAATATTATGGGAGGTGAATCACCACAAGAAGCGTTAAAGAGCTTACAGACAGGTAATGTTGCACCCTCTGTTGCTAGAATGGCAACTCCTCAGCAAATTGTAGCACTTATGTCAGTAGATAAAGACATGGGAAATGCACTTAAAACAGGTGTTGAACTACAACAGACTGATATGAAGAATGCAATTGAACTATTAGGCAAAGGTATTGAACTAAATAAAGCAACATTAAATTTAAGTCAAGAGCAAAGAGACGATTTAGCCAATAATATGGAACAATGGTCTAAAATTACAGGAGTTCCACTTCCTAAGTCATTTTCAAAAGAAAGTTTACGTGGTAAACCAGTAGAAGAAGCGACTACACCGATGACTACATTTGATATAAGTAAAAGCTATGGGACACCCCCTAAACTTTTAGACAACTTAGGAATGGTGGAAAGTACTGATAATCCATATGCAGTGAATAAAGACAGTAAAGCAATGGGTAAACATCAATTTATGCCTGATACTGCTGCGTCATTAAACAAACAAGGTGTTAAGTTTAACCCTTTTGATGAAAAAGAATCAAGAGCTGCTGCTGATTACTATATTCAACAGCTTGTTAAGCAAAATGGAGGAGACTACTATAAAGCACTTGCTGCTTATGGTGGATATAGTGACCCATCTAAAGCCGCAGGATATGTTAATAAGATACTGAATGGTGTGGATTTAGGAAAACAACAGACATCAACAGCGAATCAACCACAACCTCAGACAACACCTGTACAAAGTAGTGGCATTATCAAA